GATGGTTTCTTATCCTTCAAAACAGTTGTTACTGGAAACTCTCTATATGCTGTTGATAACATGGACTTTCTCTACTAAGGGTTATTTAGATAATAAGGTAAGTCAACACCATTATAGATGCTGATATATTATTTGTCAAGGATATAATCAATCTAGTTTAACTACATATTCGCTTGCGTGTGGATGTCCCATTAACTCAGGCAAATCCAGTTTTGCTTGTCGAATAGCATTGTATGCATCGTCGGCATACTCGCAAATCTCGTGGGTATGATTGGTTGTATCATGATAACCTACAAGGTAATGTGACATGATTCTCCGTCATATACTATTAGTATTTACCGAACCACATACATTCTGGTCTCAGAAATATGTGGACTCACTCACACAATCATCGCCATTGCATCATGCAATTCATGAGCATGCTTGAGCTCATCCTTTGCTATCTCTGCAATTTTCTTATCTTCTGGATGGTATGCAAGGTATTTAATATAAGTTTCATAAGCATGCTTTTCTATCTTCATGTTGATGTCGTAAGCGTCCATAGGATCGATGAGATAGTAAGCAACCATAATCCAATAATAAACCAAAACAAGATGCTTGGCAAAGAAGCGGTCAACCCAATACTTGTTACCTTCTCTGAGCTCCATTTCTTCCAAATGTTCTGTTTCATTTAATGCTTGATAGAAGTGCTCCTTCATTAGATATATGTGTTCCTCTCCTCTAAGTCCCAGTGATTCACGAAAATGTAACACACTTATAAATGAGAAGTATGGTGCTCTTGCAATAACTTCTAACACCCAAAACCTTTGGAAGTCTCTACCTCTGTAGAGGAAGTCAAGGATGTATATTGTGGTATCTAATACCCAAGTGTTAAATTGTTTCATTTCTTTCTGTGAGTCCTAGAGATTGTAAATATTGTATCCACCAATCTGGATTGGTGTTTCTTTTCCAGTTAGGGACTGGTAAACCTTTTGCTGAGTAATATTTGAGAATGACATCATCGATAATCTGTTTTATCTCCATACTCTTCTTCCTCCTCATCAAGGTCTGCATACGGATTTTCCACATAGGGTCCTCGTTTTCTAAAGGGTTCCTGTTTAACATAGTCTGATTCCGCAGATACAGCAGATAACCAAACAGCAAGTTTCATAACTATGTAGATGAATACTAGGGGTAAAAAACATGCAACTAAGATAAATTGTGATTTGAAAACCATTAGTATGAAGCTTCTTCCAACACGTAGTCGGGAGCTAGTCTTACATAATTAATTTTATCATTATAAGTTGACAGGATTCTATCCCAAATAAATTCAAACTCCTCTTCTGATAGGTTTCTAAAGATAGGTTTGTCGTGCCAATAGATGTGATAGGTATACATTATTCTCCTAGTGTGTGGATGACAGGTTTTTCTTGAGTAAGTGCATTATATAAGTCAATGTTAGTAGCACAAGAGACTGGATAAAATTCAGCATTTGAATCAAACCCATCATATCTCTTTGCTTGATTTATTACGATACTACCTTTGTCTCCCGATTGTGACCTATGAAATGTGCCACGAGGTATAACTAACGCACCACTATGCACATTGAGATGCACTATGTGGTATGGATATTTCCAACTGTAGTTTACCAACTCGAAAGTCCTCTCTCCCGATACAACTCTGTTGTAGTCGTCTTGAAAACTATGTATATAAAATTGTTTTGCTCCTACAGAATCATTAGGTGGTGATATAGCAGGACCTGAATGGACTACTAAATCAGATGCATTTGATTCATCTACAGAGATATCATAAAAAATAACATCGTCTGTCTCTCGAAACACACGATGTTTTTTAAAATGGACGTCACTCATTACTTGTTGTGTGCTTGTTTATGTCCTTCTACTATAGCATCAACGATGATTTTTTTCAACTCTCTTGATTTCTTTTTACCAAGTCCTGCTCTGGTATCAATTTTTACCTTGACCCAATAGAGTCCAATAAGGCAAAGTATAAATGGGAAAGCATCTTTCCATTCAATAGTATTATATGCGTTAGCAAGGTCACCAACGACTCCAAAAATTAACAATTCCATGCTCTTAATGATTTATTTATCCTGCTATCAGGATCGCTCGCTGTTTTTTTAGAAGTCAACTTCTTCTTCATTCCCTTCATTCTAGCACAGAAACTAGCACGTCGTGGATTGCCAACCTTTTTACTAGGTGCTTTTAAATCGCTACCTGGGTTAGCACGCTCATAAGACTTGCGACCCTTTTCATTGAGTCCACCAGACTTATTCTTGCCTTCCTTTTTTTGCCATGCTTCTTCAGCAATGAATTGGGAAAATGTTTTCATGATGGTTTAGATGGACAATGCTCTTCATGTTTTTCAATGTAAGTGCGAGGTCTCCAATGTCCACGTGGGGCAGTGAGTCCGCAATAAGCACAATACCAAACACCATAACCTTCAGCATCAGTTTTATGCTCAGCCATAATGATACGCTCCTTTCTTAGATTTGCTAGGTAACTTACCACTTCTGACTTTATCACCAGAAGTTTGACCCATACCAGAAGGGTTAGACCCTCCTTTGGATTTACCTATATTTATAGATTTCCCAGGTTTCTTACTCTCGGTATCATGCAATCTTGCAGGCTTTGATTTGTCCTTAGTGATTACAGATTCTTGTCCGTGTTTTCTACCTAGACGACGCATAGTTTTTCCAAAACGACGTTTTGACATTTTATCAGGTTTTGAGGTCTGATAGGATACTTCTGTGCCAGTTTCACCACTGTCATACTTGTACTTGCCAACACCCTTTTTGTAACCAATTCCTTTTTTCTTAAGGTCTTTTTCTAGCCCCTTTCTAGAGGCTTGGTTCTTTTTTTCGTCGCTACCTCTATCTGCAGATATATTACCTGTAACAGAAGTTTTAGACTTATGTAACATTCTAGCAGTATTATTGCCTTCTGTAAAGTAGTTCTTAAAACTTACATGCTCATACTTGTTTCTACCTGATGGTGAGGGTTGTGTGCTATCAAAATGAGGATTGTTTTTAGCAGCATCAGACTGTGCATCTCTCTTCTTAGTAAGCATCTTTGCTTTCTTATCAAGATATTTCTTCATAGCACCTGATGGTTTACCTGTCCCTCTGTATAGACCATAAGAAGTCCCCTCTTTTTGAGTCTTCTTTTTCTTTAATGCTTTATATTCTTTTGTTTTCTTTGGGTCAGCACCTAGAAAATAATCCATAGAAGACCCTTTACTATCATACTTTATTCCTTCATGTGTAAACTTCATACCCTTAGTTGCTTTGTCCTTAAGTGCCTGACGTTTCTTAGGGTCCATATTCTTTTCATATTCTTTAAATGCTTTAGAGCCATATCCTTTTAAGTCACCTTTCTTAGGTCCTGTATATACTTCTTCGTTTGCGGGTAAGAAACTAACATACTTTCTCTGCTCCTTGTCTCTCATTATCTTAGCAGCGATAGCACCCGCATCTCTACCAGTTGTTTTCTTAGCTGGTTTCTGTTTGATTCCTGCTGCTCTCTTCACCATACCCATCACACCTTCTTTTTGACAATCTGGCACAGACTTACCACCCTTCATCTTAGTGCCTACTGCCTTGTATCCTTTCCAACAAGTCTTCTTATCTGGGTCTCTACCAATATTCTTCTTTGCTTTATCTAATGCTGTCTCTTTTTCATGTAAAACTTCTTCTGTCCTGTTATCTTCATTATTTTTATTAGACCACTTTACAGGTTTCATTTTGTTTTCTCTTTTCTGAGTGCTGCCTTTTACACCTCTAGATGCTTTATGTTCTGCTTCTCTTTTCATAATTCCTACAAGTCTTTCAGCAGAATCATCTCTATTACCACCCTTACCAAGGCGTCTCATGTTTCTAACAGATGCTTTACCATAATTAGAGCGTCCAGATTCTTGTTTTCCCTCTGGTATTACTTCTTCATCCACACCTTGTTTAGTAGCAACTCGATTTTTTGCAGCAACAGGTCTAGGTAATCCACCAGTCTCATCTGACTTCTTCTTATGTAAAGCCCCATGGTCTGCAACCATCTTCTTTCTATCGTCGCAATTAACATCTTCGACGTTGAGTGTTTCTGGGTAATCCTTATCACCTTTCTTTGCAGGCTTCTCTCCTCTTTTTCTCTTGGCATGTATATTGTCCCAGAGACCTTTCTTCTTCTCTTCAAGGTTTTCCTCTCCCATAATTGCACCTTTTCCATACTCTTTTCTTATTCTATCTTTCACAATATCAAGCGCAGATTTACCCCCTTTTTTCTCAGGAGAACGCTTGTAACTCTTAGGCATAGTGGTTGCATCCTTCTTGCCTTTAGTTGGTGGAATCATCCCTCGATCTCTGAGATGGTCGTAACCTTCTTCATTCATTTTCTTTTTCTCAGGTAAACCTTTGTGTTTTGTAGACGCAAATTTTTTTACGTCGGTTGTGGATGCGGTGGCTGCAACTCTGGCAACCTCAGGTGAGGAAGCTTTCGCCTCACCTTTCTGAGCCGCTCTAACCATCCCGAAGAATCTTTGTTGTTTTTTGGAGACGGCGGGCATGAGTTATCCTCCGACAATCTGGACTGTTTCAACGATAACGTTTGCACTTCCTGCTGTGAGTTTGACTGTTCTTTGGATGAGTGGCACAGTGCCTGCAGTTGCGTCTGCTGCACTAAGTGAATAGTCTCCACTTGCTGCTGATGAGTCATAATTAGTAGTAATAGTGGATGCTGTTACTGCTGTAACTTGTTTTCCTGCAGATGCTGCAGTTTCAAAATCGGATGTGAATCCGTCTGTGTCACCACCATCAACTGTTTGTATGTAATCACCAACACTAAATGTGTGACGACCACCACCAGAATATCCCTCTGCAGTGACTACCATTGCTGCAGCGTCTGTTGCTGCTGCAATCTTAGCACCTTTTGATTTACCACATGAAATTAATAATGCTTCATTGGCAACCAAAGTAATAGCGGGACCGCCATCGACTTGAATCGAAGACGCAGATGTCGCAAGACATCTCAAGACACCAGTTTTAACCACGATGTAGCTGGTGCCACTACCTGATACTGTTTGGGTGTCAATTACATTTAATACTGACATGGGTAAAGATTCTCCTACTTTTCTATTTATCTCGTTGCTGCTTTAGAAACTTGGCGAGATCTGCTGTGCTACCTACAAACATGGTATTGTTTGTGGTATTGACCTCTTTTTTCTTAGGTGCTTCTATGTCAGCAACTTTCTTTTGTAAGTCTACTAACTTGTCAGCAACATCACCTACATGTTTAATCAACTGACCTGCAACTTCATACGCACGAGGTTGGTCTGACTCTTGTGCTAATTCCAATATACCATCTACAGCCTCTTGTCCTTTATCGATAAGAGAGTATAGATTACCACGAGTATATTCATAATCTTTTTTGAGCTGATCCTTAGTCGCCGTTTCCACGACTTCTGGTTTCGCCAAAGGGGGTTTGATGATATCAGTTGACACATCCATTGCGTCAGCTATACCGTCAAACTTACTCGTCTGTGTTTGTGACTGGGTTTCTGGACTTTCCATCTGTAAACTCACTGTAAAGCTCATTAAATCCGAAGTTATCATCTGGATCTGCGTCAACAGGATCAGGTGTAACTGTGTAACGTACCTCTCTAGGAGCGGTAACCTTAGCATCGGTTGCATAATCAACAATCGCTTTCGTGATAACTTCACCTGTTTTGTCAGCGACAGGTCCGTACAAGTACGTCTTTGCGACAAACTGTAAGGTGTATATCAGTGTGCGACGTGTGTCATAGTCACCTTCATATTGATCATCATATTCCACACTCAAAAGTGTGACTGGATAATCTCTTTTTTCTCCCAGCTCAGCAACTAGATTCATTGTAATATTGAAACTAGGTTGGAAGTGTGGAAGAATTTGCTCAAGAATCTGCAAGGCATCATCTTGATTCTTAGATAGAATTGCCAATTCAAAGTTAACATTATAAGGAATTGGCATAAAACCTTTATTGGTTTTATCTCCACTTGTGTGTCTTATATATGAAGTTGGTGATAATTTTCTTGTGGGATCGTATTGTATTGCTCCTATTTCAAAAGATATTCTAGGTAATGTTATCTGTGTCCTATCTTTTGTAGTTAGATCTCCTAGTTGTGCGAGACGAGCAAGAAACTTTTGTTTAGGACCGTAAGCGAGAGGCACTTTCATTACCTCAGTTTTAGATCCAGACGTGCGTCTAAGCTCTATGTTATTAAACAGAGTACCGAAACCGATAACTGTCTTCTTAAAAATCTCGTGATATGAATATGTGCCTAGCATTAGAGACTACTTCCTTTGTTACCGAATTCACCAAATGGGTTGCCCTCACTAAAGTCTAGGATACCATCAGCGTTAGATTCAAACGCAGAATTTTGATCGAATTCACTGCTCGTATTATTTAGTGTATTGTATGATGCAGAAGTCCAAGCAGCTCCAGATGTTTGGCCAGTAACAGTTTCGGGAATCGTAAATATACCCGATCTATTGTAGACTTGAAGTTGTCTGGTTGTGGAATCCCAAGACTTAACCTCTGCTGTAACATTTGATGTGCCACCTGCAACTACTTCTCCAACTGTAAAGTCACCACTGCCACCTGTTGCAAAGTTGACTGTAACTGCAACAGAGAAGTCAACTTCAATCTGATCAACAGCAGCAACACCAGTATCGATATCCTCGTCGCTGTACTCGAATAGCTCACAACGCAAACCCCATACATGCACTTTACCTAACTGATAGAAAGGTTGCTCGTGCTCAACAAACTGTATCTCAAAAGTTTTGTTTGCCATAGGGAAGTGAATTAGATCACCTTCGTTTGGTCTACCCTCTACAATTAATTGTGCGTTATCATCTACTGCTTCTGTAAATCTTGTGCGTGATATTATAAAAGTAATTTGGTCTGATATTCTTACACCAAACTTACTAAACATATCTCCGTCGCCACGGAATCCTGAGGCATCTTCAATGTATGCTTCTATTAAAAATGCACCTTCAAACTTACTTAAGGTGTCCTCACCAAATGTGTCATCATTCTTTACAATAGTCCTAGGAATATAATATACATCCTTACCGAACATCTTAATTTGCTCAGTAACTAAGTCACCGACTAAATTCTGCTCGCCAGTAGTCCCCTGTGTAAAGAATGTGTTGAGTGCCATGTTATCCGATCATGTCTAGAGGTGGAGTTTCCCAAGTGGTGCGTAGTTGCTCATCTAGATTTTTTAACTCTTCTACTGCATCATTGTAAATCATCTCACCATTAAGAGTTATTCCACCTGGCATCTGCACGCTTTGGAATTTTGTTAGATTCTGTCCCCATTGCTTTTTAATTTTAGCAGAGGCATAATCTTTAACCCACATCTGATTGTATATCTCTGTCCATGTTGTCGGATCTAATGCTCTCCATGCTTTGATAACTATATACTGATCTAACTGTGCATCTTGTGGCCAATCAAAATCTAGATATAATCTGTCTTGCACTGAATGATATCTTACTGGTTTAATACCTTCTAACAAAAAGTCAATGGTAGAAAGGTGTTGTTGTATCATGTAGTAATGATAAAACTGTGTAGATGTAAAATCATACAAGTCATTCAAACGCATCTGATATCTAATATCAAACATGTTTGATGTGCCTTTATCTGTAAAAGAAAAAATCCCTTCAATCGATAGGATGTGATCTGGGATTTCTATATAACCATTGCCTTCTAACCATGTATCATTTCCTGCTTTAGAAGTAGAAGTTGTATTTGATTCACTTCTGTCTATGACATCCTGTGTAACCTTATGCTTTAAGTAGCAACGTTGTGCACCATCATAATGATACTGTTGAAACTTTTGTATAGTATAATCAATAGCATCATCAACTTGATCATCAGACACGTTGATCTCCAAGACTGGTTTGCCCAGTCTACGAAGAGCGTATTCTTTTAATTCAGCTTTAGAGGTAGGAATTGCCATTTACTTATAGAGCAGCGATTCTAGATTGGAAGTCAGCAAAGTCAGTAGACAATGCAGTAACAGACTTGAGTGTAGCTAATGTAATTGTTTCTGCCTGTAATGCAGATGCAGCAAGAGCACCTTGTGCAGCAGTAGCATAATCAGTTGATGCAGTTGCAGCAGCAGTGCCTAGTGTAGGTGTGCCAGTTAAGTCTCCATATGCACCAGAGAATAATGTTGGTTTGCCACTTAAGTCTGCGTATGCACCAGAGAATAATGAAGGTTTGCCAGTTAGGTCATTGTATGCTCCACTGGTTGCTACAGTTGCCAAGTCACCTGGTTGTGTAGCAGAGGCAGCAAGTGTACCCTGTGCAGCAGTTGCATAAGCACTTGCAGCAGTGGTAGCAGCAGATCCAAGTCCAAGAGTTGTTCTTGCAGCAGATGCTGTAGCGTCATCAATTAGAGTTCCACCGAAGGTGCTAACAGCAGAAGCATCAAGTTTTCCAGTGATACCAGCAACTACACGAGCGTCTGCTCTAGCGTCTGTGTAGTAAAGATTGGTTGATCCTTCAGATAGATCATCGGTATCAGCAGCAGCAATTCTAGCATCAGCACGAGCGTTAGTAAAGTATAGATTGCTTGATCCTTCTGCAACTGTGTCAGTATCACCCTGTGTATATGTTAGTACACCAGAAGTGGAATTGTATGCTAGTTGTGTGCTGTTCTCAGAGATCGCAGCTCTTGCTCTAGCATCTGTGAAGTATAGATTAGATCCTTCTGTAA